TCGGACATCTTCGAGGGTTCGATCCGGGACCGGCTCAGCGATGCCATGAACGCCGGGGACTTCGGTCCGTTCGAGCGCCGCGCCATCAAGCACGCGATCGATAACCCGGACGCGCCGCCGCTCCATCGCGAGGGACGGGTCGAGATTCAGGAGCCCATCATCGTCGCGACCGCTGAGCCGTACAAGGTTCTCGAGTCATGAGCGAGCCGCAGACCCAAGACCCCACGCCCTGGCTCACGATCGCGCGCAGCAAGCTCGGCCAGCGCGAGGACGCGGTCCAGAACACGGGCGCGATCGTGGCCTGGTCTATCAAGCCCTGGACCCGACAGAAGCCCGGGCCGAAGATGAAGTGGTGCGGCGGGTTTGCCTGCACGTGCATGGTCCTGGGCGGGGTCCGGGATGCGCTCAAGTTCGGGAGCCTGACCGTGACCACGATCTGGGAGCGGATGGCGCCCTATCGGCTGCCTGCCGGCGCTGTGCCGCAGCCCGGGGACGTCGTCTTTTTCGAGCACGCTGACAGCGACACGGGCATCGTCGGGCATCATATCGGCTTCGTCCAGGTCGTGAACGTGCTTGCGACTGGCAGCGAGTCTAAATACTGGTTTACCACGATCGAGGGAAACACTCGGAACATGGTGGCCGGCAATCGCTATACGGACGACGACAAGCGCATCATGGGATTCGCGCGCCCGGTCCTGGTCGGGTCATGAGCTTGACCGCGAACTTGACCCCGAACTTGTCTTCGGAGCAAGCCGCGGTCGTGGCCCATCGCCACGGCCCGGCCCTGGTCATGGCCGGCGCTGGCTCGGGCAAGACCGCGACCATGGCCGCGCTCGTGGCCTCGCTCATCGCAGACGGCTTCGACCCGCGCCGGATCTTGGCGGTCACGTTCACGAACAAGGGCGCGCGCGAGCTCAAGAGCCGGGTCGAACTCCGGGCCGGGCCCGCGGGTAGTTCCTGCGTCGTCGGGACGTTCCACGCGCTGTCCGCGCGGCACCTGCGCCGGTTCGATGGTAGGGCCGTGATCTCGGACGAGCCCCGGATCGTGCTCCCGCCCGGCTGGTCCGTCATCGACGAGGACGACTGCAAGCGCATCGGCAAGAACCTGGTCACGGCGGCCGGCGGCGACAAGGCAGACGCGGCCAAGGCGATCGAGCTTATCGTCGCGGCCCGTGACCGGGGCATGAGCGCGGAGCAGTACATCGACGCGAATATCATCCGGTACGGGCGCGTGATCGAGAGCTTGGCCGTGCAGATCGAGCCGCACTACCTCACCGCACTCGGGCAGCACAAGGCGACGGACTTCCCTGGGCTCATTCTGGCCTGGCGCGCGTGGTGCCGCGCGGACCCGAGCCTGGCCGCGTCCCTGTACGACGCCGTGATCGTGGACGAGTACCAGGACACGTCCCCGATCCAGGACGAGATCGCGTGGTCGCTCGCGGCGCAGTGCGGCCGGCTCATCGCCGTGGGCGATCCGCGGCAAGCGATCTACGGCTGGCGGAGCGCGACCGTGGACTTGATCCGGACCTTCGCGCGCCGGCGCGGCGCAGTCGTCTACCCGCTGTCGACGAACTACCGGTCTACGCCGGAGATCCTCACGGCTGCAAATCACCTGGTCAGCAAGGCCAAGGAGGCTTCCGTCGACGGCCCGGCCCTGTCCGCGTTCCGGGCCGGGGGCCGGAGCGTGGTCAAGTACGTGGCCATCGACGAGTACGACGAGGCCGAGCGCGTGGCCGCGTGCGCCAAGCGGTTCTACCGCGACGGTATGCCGTATCGGGACCAGGCGGTCCTGTACCGGACCAATGCCCAGAGCCGCGCGCTCGAGCACTGCCTGGCCCGGCATGGGGTCCCGTACCAACTCGTGGGCGGGCTCACGTTCTGGGAACGGACCGAGGTCCGGGACTGCCTGGCGTACCTGCGGCTGTGCCATAATCCTTCGGACGACCTCGCCTTCCGGCGCATCGTGAACGTGCCGCGCCGGGGTCTGGGCGATGCCGCGATCGACAAGCTGGAAGAGACACGCCGCACACTGGGCCTAGACTCGCTCTGGAGCGCCGCTAAGACCGCTCCCCTACGCGGAGCAGCCGGAAAGGCTCTAGCGGGCTTCCTGGCTTGTTTTGAGGGCCTGGCGGTGAGCAGCGAGAACATGAGCGCGACCCTGCGCGAGCTCGTGACCCGGAGCGGCTACCTCGCGCACGCGGCCAAGGACGAGGACTCGGGCCAGGACCGGGTCGAGAACGTGGACGAGCTTTTGACCGTGGCCGGGGACTTCCCGGACGTGGGCTCGCTGCTCGAACACGCAGTACTCGAGGCCGGAGAGGACCAGGAGCGCAAGGACAATCCCACGGGCGAGTCCGTGATCACGCTCTGCACCATCCACGCGGCCAAGGGCCGCGAGTGGCGCGTTGTGTATGCGGTCGGGTGGGAAGAAGGAGTGTTGCCGTCGCCCCGGGGTGATCTGGAAGAGGAGCGCCGGCTCGGGTACGTGGCCCTGACCCGGGCCATGGACCGGCTGTTCGTGGGCGGGTGCAGGACCCGGCGCAAGCGCCCTGCGGGCCCGAGCCGGTTCCTGGTCGAGGCCGAGCTCTTGGCCGAGGACTGGACGGTGTAGCTAGACCGCGGACTTGGCGGCCTGTGCCGGCGCTTTGGTTTTGGCCTTGGCCTTCGCTTTGACCTTCGACGGCTTGGCCTTGGCCGTCGCCTTGGCCTCCGGCAGGACCAGCCCGTATTTCTCCTGGATCGGGTGCATCAGAATCGAGATCTCGGACCGGATCCCGGTCACGGTCTTTTTGACCGGGCACAGGAACCGGACCAGGATCTTGTCCGGGCTCAGGGTCATGCGGGTGATGGCCTTGGACGGCAGCAGCGCGGCAACGGCCTCGGAAGTGAAACGATGCTTGGCGTCCACGCAATCGCCGAGGATCTTGTAGCTGGCGCTCGAGATGAGCAGCTTGCCGCACTTGGTGGTCTTGAACTTGATGATGGCCATGGGTCGATATCTCCTTGTCTGTTTTGTAAATGTGCGAGAGCAGGTTCTAGAACTTGGGCGTTGCCTGGAACTGGACCCCGGACCCGACCGGGGGCGGACCGTCGGGCAGGATCAGCTTGACGTCGCGCGGATAGAAGAAAAAGCGCATCGGATTGAGCGTCACGATCCGGTCCGGCATCGTGGGGTCTCCGTCGTAGAACCGGAGCGCGATTTCTTCTGGCGTAGTTTTTTCTTCCGGAATCCACTCGATGACCTGCGCCGCCTGCGCGGACGCTGCCTGGGCCGAGCGAGTGAGCGCGGCCTTGGCCGTCGTGATGGCCCTGTAGACCTCGTAGTTCTCGGGGTTGCCGAGTTCACTGAGCGCCAGCACCGACTCACAGTTGCGACGGAAGTCGTTGATCCCGCCCGTGATATCGGACACGGTCGTGCTCGGGGTCTCGACCAAGGTCCGCCAGGCCGCGACCTGCCGGACGAAGCTGCCGCCGGGGATCTTGGGCTCGTCAAACCCGAGCGCTGCCAGGCCCGTATCAGCCACGGGCGCGACCGACTCGGCGAGCGCAATGGGATCCCGGACCGTGGTCGTGGGGTCAGCGCCTAGGTCGGCGAAGTCGAAGATCCGCTGGAACTCGAACCGGACCCGGCACCCGTTCCGCTCGGACGCGTCGTGACTGATGTTGAACGCGGTGAAATACCCGAGGATCGGCCCGTCGACGGGATGGTTGAAGTAGTCCGGGTCCCGACTCCGGATCGCCTTGCGGACTTGCAGCAGTCGCCCCGGGTACAGGTTCGGGTCGATGCTGTTGAAGAACAGGAACTCGCCCGTGGTCGACTGCGGCGCGATGCCCATGGGCTCGGCGTCCTGCTGCTCACCGTGCGGATAGCGGTACTTGGCGATGTCTTGCAGGTTGCCAGCGTCCTGGAACCCGGACATGTACAGGGGCCCAATTTTGGCGTACGAGGCTTCCTGCAGGTCTTTGAACGGTCCAGAGGTCTTGGCCATGAGCTATCTCCGGCCCGGGGTCGGGGCCGTTGCCGGCGCGCCGGGACCGCGAGCAATGGAGTTGGTCGGGTGCGCCTCTTGTACGACCCGGGCCTCGACCCCGGGCGCGGTCACGTTCACAGTCACGGTCGGGGCCTCGAGCCGCTTGATCTGCTCGACGATACTCTTGAGTTGCTCGCCGATGTCTTCCTTGCTCGCGCGGGGCTCGAAAAGTCCGAGCGGCCGGCGCTCCGCGGCGGGCTTGGCCAGCGCCTGCTCATTGAGGAGCCGCGCCTTCTCGCCGTACAGGGTCTTGAGCTGGTCCTGTGGTGACATGGAGCCGTCGACCAAGGATGCATTCGCGTTGTCCCCGGCCATGGTCAGGGCCCTGATCGCGAGCGCGGTCGGGAACAGGCCGGCGCCCACGCCCGCGACCTTGGACCCGACCGCTCCGAGTGCGTTCAATCCGTACTTCTTGGCACCCGCCGCGCCGAGGACGCCGCCGATGCTGGTGAGGACCGGATGATCCGCGGCGAACTGCTGCACGTTGTCCCGGACCCAGTCCATGGGGCCCTGGATCGAGCTCTTGGTCTTGAGCGTCTTGAACAGGGCCTCCGTATCCATGTCCTGTTCCTTGGCTTTGTGGATCTGCCCAAGGTCGGTCAGGCCCTGGTCGATCATCTGTTGACCTTCGCCGATGTTCGGGTTCGCCAATCCCCCTAGACTCTTTTCGCCCGTCGGGTTGCTCTCGGCCCGGCTCATGAGCGCGATCGCGGCCCCGCGCGCTTTGGTCTCGCGAAAGGTCATCCCCATCATTTCGTTGAACTTACGGTCCCCGACCTTGCTCTTGTACTTGAGCAACTCGGGCCCGAGTTTATCGAGCATGATGTGACCGTCTTTGTCTCGAATATCGATCCCGGCCAGTTTCTTGAGCATGGTCGTGGCCGAGGTGTCGAACCCGGTCACGCTCTTGCCCTTGGACAGAGAGTCGATAAGCGCGCCCGTGTTCGTGGATGCCGACGCGGCTCCTGATTCACCCGTCAGGCCGCGCTCATCTTTGACGACGTTGCCCAAGGCCAGGAACTCCAAAAATCCAGCAAGCCCGGTCTTGCCGGTCAGGTTCCTGTACGAGGCCGCGTTCTTGACGAATTTGCTCGCAGTGCCAGCCTCAAGCGAGCCCTGCATCTGCTGCTTAATCAGAGCGGCCGGAATCTGGGCCATCTCCTCGGGCGTCATGCGGAACTGCTCTCCGAACTTCGCCACGGTGATACCAGTCTCACCGACTTTGGAATCAGCGACCTGAGAGAACCCGGCGACCTTCTTGAACAGAGCGCCCTGATTGGCGAGCAGTGCTTCGCCGCCGGACGTCTCGTTCTGGATGTCCATGAGGCCCTTGACGACCTCGGACGGGGCCTTGCCCGAGAACTTGGCCACGTCCTTGATCGTCGAGACCGCGTTCATGTCCTCCCATTCTTTCTTCGTCTTCCCCATCGAGATCCGAGCACGTTCGAGCATCTCCTCGAGCTCGTCGGCGCCCTTGCGCATCTGGTCGCCGGTCTTGGCGCCGGACATCTTGATGATCTCTTTGGTCGCGTCGATCGCGGCGTTGCCGATGCCCTTGACGGCGTCGGCGACCTCCTTGGCGGCCTTCTCCTGGTCCTTGAGCGCGCGCTTGGCGTCTCTGGCCGCCTTGGCAGCTTCGGCCGCAGCCTTGGCCTCCTCTGCGGCCTTGGCGGCGGCGGCAACTCGGGCGGCCTCCTGCGCGATCATCTGCTCCTTGATCGCACCCGTGCCCTCCTGGACCGCGGTCACGACCTTGTCCCCGGACGTGGTCGCCGAGGTCCCGACCGCGTCGAGGCGCTTGTTCAGCTCCTCCATGGCCTTGAGGACCGCCTTGGTCCCCTCGGTCATTCCCGAAAACATCTTGTCGACGCCTTCGCCGCCCGCGATCTCGACCTTGACCGCGGCGATGGTCTCGCCCTGCTCGGACATCAGCGTCGCCCTTCTGCGTAGTTGGGGATGTAGGGGGGCTTCTTTGGGTCGCGGTATACGACCGCGTCCTCGGCTTCATCGCTCTCGTAGAAGTGAGCGGGAGGGCCGAGCTTGTCTGCGTCGGCGAGTACCAAGAAATGGTAGTAGAGGATCTGCTCGTGCGTCAGGGCGATGGCTGGATGACCATAAAACGAACCAAGTCCTCCAGAATATCGCGCGGCAAGCTGGCGAGTGTGATCTCCCCTGGCTTTTTTTTTAGACTCTCGACGAGCTTGGCGTACATGTTGTCTTTCGCCATGCGCTCGCTCGCGGTCAGGGGCGCGACCTGGCGCATGTGCTCGGACAAGAGTTTGTACAGGCGCGTGATCTCGTCCGAGGTCAGGCGCCGGCGCAGATCCGAGACGGACGCGAACAGCTTGCGTTTAGGATTGTCAGCTCGACGTAATGCGGTCGCGATCCACTCGTCGCGCTGGATGAGGTCTTCCCAAGTGACGACGTACTCGGTTCCGTCGGAGCGGACGCCGCGCTCGTATACTTTTCCTTCGATGCCCTTGTCGGCCACGTACTGGGCCGCGTCGGACACGCCCTGGTAGATCTCCTCGCGCGAGAGTGGTTTGAGCACGACCTGTACCTCGGGATCGGCGGGCCACTCGATGTGCTTGAGCGCATCGACCCCGCACAGGATCTTGCCCATGTCCTGGTCCTGGATCAGGTCGTTCTTGTCGCTCTGCGAGTCGGCCGAGCCGTCTTCGCTCCCGCCTGTCTCGGTCTCGTCGTCAAGCTCATCGTCGGAGCTGGTTTTTGCTTCGCGCGCGTTCATGGCAGACCTACGACCAGTCCCCGCACAGCATCGTGCCGCAGCACATCATGTTGTACTTGCGCACGAGCCGCTCGGTGCTCTCGTACTGGGTCTCCAGCTCGTCGAGCAGGTTCATGACCTTCTCGGGCGCGAGCTCGTCCGAGTCAGAAACTTTCTGGACCCGGTCCGAGATCTCGCTCGCGCGCTTGGCCGCGGCCGAGAACTGGGCCTTGACCGCCTTCAAGATTGCTGATTTATCGTCGGCCACGGTGTCTCTCCCTACTCGACCGGCGTGCCCTTGCCGGCCATGATCTGGCAGTTGAGGTTGCTGGGATTGTCCAGCGAATACGACGTGTTGCAGCTCATGATCCGGCCCAGGTACTCGGTCCGCTCGTCGCCGGCCTCGACGACGACGCGGATGTCTTTGTGCGCGCGCATGATCTTCTTGAACGCCTTGCGCGCGCCGCGGCGCGGCACCGCCGAGTCGAAGCGGATGTCGGTCTTGACCGGACCGTCGATGAACCCGGCGATCCCGTCAGCCTCGAACGTGTTGACCTCTTTATCGTTGGCCGACTCGGTGACCTGCACCGAGTTGACGTCGCCGAGGTACACTTCGTCGCCGCCCTCCTCAGAGAAATACAGCTCTGCCTTGGAGACGAATTTCTTGAACGCCATGGTGTGGTCTCCTCGGCCTTAGCCGATCTGCAGGAGGGTCATGTCGAGCTGGTGGAACCCCTCGATGACATCGAGGGGGATGCGCGCTTCCATGCGGCCCGGGACCACGGTCGAGAGCTTGACCTCAAGCTCGTTCAAGTGCGCGTCCACGTTCTCGAGCAGGATCGGGTCGTTGTTCTCGGCACCCTTCAAGACCCCCACGATCCAGCTGCGGATGATCTTCGGGGTGATGACGCCGGTCTGGGGCCGCTGGTCTCCGCTGTCGTCGCGGAGTTTCATGGACTGGTAGCCCTTGACCAGGTAGTCGGACGCCAGGAAGTCGGCGATGTAGTCGACGACCGCGACCTTGCTCGTGTCGAGCACGCGGTAGTCGGGACCGCCGTTGGTGTCCTGGAACCGGCTCGTGATCGAGCGCCACATGAACGCCTTGCCGGCGCGGTTGATGCCGATCGGCGTGAGGCCCGAGTTGAGCGCGTTGTTCGCCTCGACGACCGAGATCCGGTCCGTGGTGCTGTACGGGCCGCGCAGGTTCTCGAACGCCTGGTAATCGAAGTTGCGCGCCGGGTCCTGACCTTCCCAGTACGCGCGCCAGGCCGCGACCTTGGACGCGGTCTCGACCGTGAGGCTGTCCGCGTTCCGGAACCACGCGATCTGAAGACGGAAGGCATTGAGCGCCAGCGACAGCGCCGTGGCCGTGCCGAAGCTGTCGCTGCTGGCGGCCACGACTACGCCCCGCAGCCCGATCGTGGGCCCGCTCCGGGTGTTGACCAGGGTCACGAACGGGGCAATGCCCGTGGTCGCGTCCGAGGTGTCGGCGCCGGTGACGATGAAGTCGTAGTCGTCGATGCCGATGGCCGCGAGCGCCGTGGCATACGAGCCGTCGGTCGCGCCCGCGGTCGTGTCCGCGATCGCGAGCGTGACGCCGGTCAGGCTCGCGCTCATAGTCGCGCGGAGCTTGAACTGGGTCGAGCGCAGACCCTTCTGGGCCCAGGTGAACGTGGCGTCGTTGGTCGCCGCCGCTGCCGTGACGGGATACTGGGTCCGCGCGGTGACCGCCGCCGCGAGCGCCGTCGCGGTCGCGTTCTGCACGTCCCCGGTCGTGACCGTGACCTCGATCGGAGCCAGGCCGTTGATGTCGATGAAGATCGAGCCCGTGCCCGTGGCCGTGCCCGTGACGGTGATCGTCTTGGCCTGCGCCGTTCCGCCGCCCGCCTCTGCGTAGCGCATGAGGTACAGGGTCCCGGTCGCATACTCGTCGAAGAACGCGACCGCGGCCCGGTACAGGTGGCTGCGGTAGCCGAACGTGAGCCCGGCCTCGTCGGCACTGGCGACGGGAGTCGGGACGTTGAGCGGTCCGGCCGTGCCGTAGTCGACGACGAGCACTTTCTTGGGCGCGTTCAGCGGCGACTGCGTGCCAGCGCCGAGGACGAGCGTGATATAAGCGCCCGGGATCTTGAAGCTGAGAGGTAGGGCCACGGCTTACGCTCCTTCACCGGTGGGGGCCGCAGCTGCAGCAGATGCGGCAGCGGTTTTGAGGTCCGCGTCTTCGGGACGCTTGATCTCGGCGATGAGGTCGAGATCCCCATCCGAGATCGCCTTGCGCGTGCTCGGGTGGTCTAGAACCACGGCCCCGGACTTGACCCGGACCAGGCCCCGGTCAAAGCCCGTGATCTTGGTCGGGGTGTCTCGCGGTCCGGACCCGGCCGCGATCGTGAACTCGGACGTCTCGCCCTCAACCGCATCACGCCAACCGATGAACCGGCCCGGGATCCCGGCCGGGACCAGGCGCCCGAGTCGTGCCTTGACATGCAAGTAGCCAGTGGTCATGCAGTTACACCTCGGCCCTCAAGTGATTCCGGGGGCGTTCGGCGTACTGGGCGGGCACCAGGGCTCTTGTGCGCGGCGGGTAGAACTGGCACGCTGCGGACATGACGTCCTCGGAACTGCTGGTTGCGTACCTTGTCATCGTCGCAATTGGGTACTTCGTCTGCGTCTACATGATCGCTCAGACCGAAGAACGCACCCGTGATGTCGGTGATGCAACCAAGACCAAGACCATTGACTGGATCCCGAACGCGATCACGGTCGCGCCCACGAGCACGAGCACGAGTGATGAGACTGGCCTGCCGATGACGGGCGCAGAGATGGTCAGGGCGTGGAAGAGACTCAGCGGATGACAGAGACGCGGGTGCCTGGGTACAGCGGCGGCGCGCCCGTGGTCCCGGTCGCGCTCTCGGGCAGGTCCTGGGACAGGAGCGGGTCGATGGTCGGGAGCGTGGCCCCGTCGCTGCCAAGACCGCGCAGGTTGTGATAGATGAACAGCCCCAGCATGTCCCAGAGCTGGATCCCGTCGCCCGGGTCGTTCTTATCGAATATTCGCTCGGTGACCATGGTCAGGCGCGCGGTCGCGGTCGGGTACAGCGTCTGCGCGTCCCACGCTTCATACGCATACGTGGCGTTCCACGTCGGTGCCCACTCGATGATATGAGCTGCTTCGAGGAGGGATCCCGGGGTCGGGCTCCCGGGCGGGACCGCGTACTGGTCCTCGACCATGTCGTCGAGGTATTTGTCGATGAGTTCGAGCACGCGATGCAGGACCGCGAACGCGGTGTCCGTGTCGCTGCTTGCAGGCAAGATGTACTTGAGTACGATCTCGGACGACGTGACGCGGCTCTCGGCGGTGTTCTGCCGGAACGTATCGATCACGCGCCAGGCCCCGAGCACGGGCAGGGAACTGTTCGCGCCCACGATCGGCGGGCCGTTGCCCACGACCCGATACGCGATCTGGGCCACGGGCTTGAGCGCGACCCCGAACGTGTCCCGGAAGTCGGCGCACAAGCGCTTGTTGTTGCACAGCCAGCCCGACAGGACCGACATGAACGTGATGAGCTGGACGTCCTGGATCTTGGGCATGTCGTCTGCCTATCCTCGAATGACGCGCCGGGTCCGCCCACGCACGCGCCCGCCATCGACCAGGCGCAGGGTCGCGCTCTGGAGCTCGTTCTCGTACGCCTTGAGGTAGTGCTTGGACAGCCGCTCGTTCCTGTCCGGCGCGCCGTCCATGCTGCCGGCGGACCCCTGCCGGTACAGCAGTTCCAGCGTCTTGTAGATCTTGGCGTCCGTGAGCTCGCTCAGGTCCTTGAGGCTCTGCAGGAAGATCGGCTGATTGCGGCGGTTGAGGTCGTCGACGATGTCCTTCTCGGCGCGCGCGAAGTGCCAGGCGTAGAGGCTGTCGCCGAGTTCCTCGATCGTGACCGCGGTCTGGCCCGGGATCGACGCGCCCGAAGACGTGACCCAGAAGTACTTGCCGCCGTACGTGCTCCCGATCCCGACCCGGAACGTGAGCAGCTGCCCGAGCATGGGCCGGACCGTGATCGGGGCCATCTGCCCCACGACCGCGGACTGGCTCGGCGCGTCCGTGGCGCGCTCCCATGCACCACTCCGGACGATCCAGGCGCCATTGTCTACCGGGTCCGTGTTCTTCCACACGAGCACGACCGAGCCGTCGCCGCAGTAGATGCCGTCGATGGTCTGAAATCCTGACAGCGGCACGTTCCCCGTCGTGGCGACCTTGCACTGCACCGGCGAGCGCATGGGGACGGGCAGCAGGTTCTGGACGTTGTTCTCGATCACGCTCAGGTCAAGCTCGGTGATCGGGATCCGGGTCGTTCTGAGTACAGTCATGGCGCTATCAAGTGATGTGAGCGTCAGCCCTTGAGGCCACGCACGACCGCGCGCCGGATCGCGGCCGAGATCTGGAGGATATTCACGGCCGGGCGCAGGAACGGGCGCGGGGCCGTGCCCGGATGGTGGACCACGCGCGCCCGGTACCAGATGCCGCCGACCTGCCAAGCGAGGAACGGCTTGTTCTTGGCCCGGATGATGTGGGGCCGGGTCCCGTACTCGACGAATCCGGCATACGGAGCCGACGCATAGAGCCGGCCGACTAGCTTCCCGCTCGAGTACGTGCCCTCGACGTCGCTCCCGATCGAGGTCCGGAGCCGGAACGTGTGGTCCTGAAACGCCGTCGATGACTCCGCGATCGCCTGCGCCACGGCAAGTTCTTCGCGCAGGGTCTTATCGACCTCGGCGTCAACTTTGGCGCGAGTCGCGCTCGACCCGATCTTCTTGATCGAGTCGAGGTTGATCTTGACGCGGAACATCTTCACTTCTTGAGCTTGTCCTTGCTCTTGTCCTTGGACCAGCTGGCGACGGCGGAGCCGGGGCGCTCGTTCTCGACCTTGGCCCGGAGTTTGTTATAGCAGTCCGTGATCTGGACGAACTCGGGAACGCGGGTCTCGGACGGGAAATGGCGGATGGCCTCGCTGAACGCGGTCTCGATGGTGTTCGGCCGGTTCAGGTCGATGGGGTAAGGGACCTTGCCCTGTAGCTCGCTCAGATCTTCTGCTCCGGGCTCGACCCCGACCGCGCGCCAGGACAGGAGCATGAGCGCTTGGAGTGCGTTGGTAGGCCGCGGAAGCGGCTGCGGGGCCTCTGGCAGGTCCTTGGCTGCGCGCGAAGGCTTCGGGGCCACCACGGGCGCCGGCTCGTCCTTCTCGACGACCTCGAATAACGCAGGCGAGTCCTGGACGTACATGTCCGCGACATGCCGCGGCACTTCATCGCTCAGGCTGTTCTGGAAGTACACCGGCCCGTGACAGCCCGTGAGCCCGCTCGGGGACAGGAACCGGATCCGGACCATGTCCTCTGCCGTCTTGACGCGCGGCGGCTGCGGCGGCTGATGTGGCTGCGGCACCGGAGCCGGCGGCGCCGCCGGGACTGCGGCCGGCGGGTCTCGCTGCTCGACATCGGCCGCGGTGAGGTCGGGCGCAGGCGGCTGCTCGGGCGCGGGCGGATGATCTGGCGCCGGCTGCTCAGTGGCTTCGGCTGTCGATTGGCTCGGTTCCGGGGCGCGTTCCTGGTCCTGCTGCTGGTCCTGTTCTGGCCCCGGGCCCTGTCCCGGGCCCTGTCCCGGGCCCGGCTCCTGAACCTGCTCCTGAACCTGCTCCTGCGCCTGCGCCTGTTCCTGCGCGGCGCCGTCGCTCTTGTTTTCGTTCATGGTCGTGTCCTTGATGTGGTGTGTGGAGAAATGAAAAGGCCCCGGAGTATGTAACTCCGAGGCCCTGACACATCCCAAGGATGACGCCGCGGCTGCTCAAGCAGTCGCAGCGTTACGGCTAGGCGTCGTAGACGCCCTTGTACTCGGCGATGCCCTGGACGGAGCGGTTCCCGAAGGCCCCGTTCCAAACGATCATCTCCTCGTCGCCGTTGAATTCCTTGGCCATGCCCAGGTCCCGGATCTTGAAGCCCATGACCGGGTCGCCCGAGGCGCTGGCGGTCTGCATGCCCAGACCCTCGGGCCCACCGGCGGTGAGGCCGAAGAAGCCCTTGTCGGAGTTCATGTTGACCGCGAAGACGCTGTGGCTGGTCTGGCTCGTGCCCTGGACCACGTTCGGGATGTACTTGGTCGCGAGCAGCGGGTAGTTGCCCTCGTACATCGGGACGCGCGCCGAGCCGAACATCCGGTCCTCGATGCGGGCGCCGCCGAGGCCCCGGCCGCGGGCCTTCAGGGCGCGCAGCTGCCGGGTGTGCATCACGAAGGCGACCTCGCCCACGACGTTGAACTTGTCCATGCGCTCGAGCAGCTCGTCGAGGATGTCGAAGGACATCGCGTCGCCGTTCACGTTGCGCGGGAGCTGGACCTGGCTCGGGTCCACGAGCGTGATCAGGCCGTCAGGCTCCTTGCGCGTGGTCGAGAAGATGAGCTCGCTGTGACCCGAGGTCGCGGGGACCGAGTTCACGGTGAACGTGATGGTGTAAAACGAGTTGTCCGACCGGAGCGTGACCGGGGTCGCGGCCACGGCCACCACGCCCTCGCCGAACTCCGCATCGCCCGGCGCGCGGAACGACAGTTTGCCGGTGCCGGCGTCGAAGTTCAGGACGCCCGGGCCCATCGAGTCCACGTAGAACGGACCCGGGGCGATGCTGCCGGTGATGAGCGCCGCCGCGTTGATGCCGCCGCCGGGCCGGACCACGCACGTGTCCATGTACTGGCCCTGGATCGCGGCGCGCTGGATGTCGCGGGCCATGTCCTTGATCAGCTCGTCGCGGTTGGTCATGCGCGGGTCGGCGACGTTGGCCATGTTGCCCTGGACGTACGCCTTGGTCGCGGTCTTGTTGACCATCTCGCGCAGCTGGACCGTCACCCGGGACATGAGCGGGTTGTCGTAGTCCGAGATGATCTCGCCGGGGTTGCGCCACTTGCCGGCGACCTTGCCCTTGCGGCGCAGGTAGGTCTCCGTGTCAGCGGCTCCATAGACCGGCTGGAACTCGATGAACTGGAAGAAGTTGTCGGTCTCCGAGCTCGACTGAAGGATCTTGTCGGCGATCGGATAGTTGGTCCGCTTACGCGCCTCTACGAGGGTGATGCCAGGCATCGGTTTTCTCTCCTGTGTGCGTGCGCCTCATGCCCGGCGCGTCAGTGGGCCTATCGCGGCTGTCCGCCGCGCTGTTCCTGAAACTTCCTGATCGACTCCGCCTCGGCCTTGCGCCAGGCGCCGGCTCCGGTGTCCTCGAACTTGGGCGGCGCGCTGCCGCCGCTGAACGGGCCTGCGCCGGCTCCACCGGCCCCGCTCCCGGGCAGGGCCGCGGGCCGGTACTGGTCCGCCTCGGCGCTCTTGCCCCAGGCCGCGATCCCGTCCTTGACCGGGAGCTCGACCTGCTTGTCGTCGTCCGGATCGATCTCGTCGGTGACGAAGTAGATGCGCTTGTCGTCCCAGCGGATCTTCCCATCGGCGACCATGACCTTGGCCAGGCCCTTGGCCAGGGTCGCGGGGATCTTGCCGTCGGTCTTGAGGTGGTCCTCGACCTTGCCCAGGACCTCGTCCCGGCGCTTGGCCTTCTCGGCCTCGACCTTGGCCTCGGCCTCGGTCTTGGCCTTGAGCGCGATCTCGGCCTGCAGCTTCTCGCGCGCGGCGCGCTCGGCCTTGATCTGGCGCTCAAGCTCCTCGGTGCGCGGGTCGGACTTGGTGGTCGTCTCGCCGGCAGCCGGAATCGATGCCTTGGGGTCGGTCTTGGTCTCGTTCGTGCCCGTGGCCGTGGTCCCGGTGGCGCCGCTGCCGCCGCTCTGGGTCCCGCTCGTGCCCTCGGTCTTGGTCCCGTTGCCGAAGCGCTTGTCGAGCTCGTCGAGGAATCGCTTGTTGGCCTCCTCGAGCAGCTTCTCGGTCGTCTTGGCCGCGGACTTCTCGGCGGCCTCACGGCCCTTGCGGCGCGCGTCCGCGGCGGCGCGGTCGATGTCTTCCTGGGTGAACCGCTTCTCGGACGCTTCGGCCCCGGTCGCTGGGGTCTTGCTTGCGGGAGTGGTAGCGGCAGTGGAACCAGGCACGGGCTGGCCGAGGGCCTCGGGCGCGGTGCCGGCGGCGCCACCGGCGGATAGATCCGCCGCAGGAGCCTCGATCGACATGAGTCCAGTCGTCGCCATTGCCATCGTCGCTGCCATCAGCCCAAAATTCAGTCGTCCGAAGGTTCGCATCTGGTCCACTCCCTCCCGCATAGCGTCTTGCGCCGCAGGATTCCCCCGATCCTCGGGGTCAGGCCCATACAGGGATTTGGCTGCTTAGAACCGGGGACACCGAGAGACGACCTCTCGGGCCCCGGCCGTGTTACGTGTTACAGTTCCCGCTCAAGATCCTGGTCAGATCCGGCTCAGATCCGGCTCAGGTCCTGGATTAGAACGTGGTGGTGAGCAGGTTCAGGGTCCGCAGGATGATGTTCGGCGTGATGCCCACGCCGACCACGGCCTTGACCTGGCCCGAGGTCGGGAAGTTGGCGTCGCCGGTCTTGGCCGGATAGCCGTCGGTGCCGACGTAGTAGATCGCCCCGTGCTGAACGGCGGTGGCCGAGATGAGCTCGGCGCCCGCGCCGATGGAGACCGCGCAGACCAGATCCGACGGCTTGTACAGGACGTGGCCGATCGGGATGCTGTTGATGACGACGTTCGGATCGCAGATGCGGACGCGCGGGGTCAGGTTCGTCGCGTCATACCCGCCGCCGATGTCGATCGCGACCGCCATGCCTTCCTTCACGGTCGCCGGGCAGGTGCAGAGCAGGACGTCCGGGGCCGAATAGACCACGCCGCCGCGCGCGTCGATGCGCGCGATCTCGCTCGCGACCAGGGCCGGGGTCGCGTCCGCGGGCGGGGCGCCGGTGTACGGGCCAGCGCCCGGGATGCCGAGCGGCTGCTGCTTCGCGAAGAAAGCCTTGAGCAGGTTCAGGTATTTCTGGCTGGCCATCGTTCAAACCTCTGCTTGGTAAGGAGGAGTCGGTTTTCTACGTTCGCGGACAAGTGATCAGGCCGTGGTAGCGCGCCTGGAAGTCGTGTTCACGACCTGGGAACCAGCGTCGTTTTCGTCTTGAGCCGAAGGCGTGCCGGCGCTCTCCGGGTCTCCGGGCGGATGCGGCGCGGGAGTCGGAGCGCTCACGGGCTGCTGTTTGGCAGAGGCTTCGGCCTCACACGCGGCGGTGATCTCCTTGTCCACGGCCTCGTACTCGGTCGGGGACAAGTTCGGGACCAGGGTCCGGTAGATGCGCTTGGTCAGGTTCGAGTGCCCGCGCGGCCCGAACGGCAGCTCCTTCGCCTTGAGCGCCGTGTCCACCGACGCCTCGAGATCGCTGACCTGGTACTGGGTCCGGCGCCGGACCACGATCCGGTCGAGTTCCGAAGCGGGGATCCGGTAGTAGGCGGCGGCCAGGTTCAGGAGCTCGAGCTCGAAAGCGTCCAGGTTCCCGGCCACGGCGGCGAGCACGTTGTTCGTCTGCGCGAACCGCATCGCGCGCGAGGCCGAAGTCTCCGGGTGCGCCGCGTCGTTCTTGTCGATCAAGGCCGTCCGGTAGATGTCTAGGACCAGCTGCGCGATCCGCTTCTCATATGCCGCCGCGATGGCGCCGTCGGGACTGATGTACCGGGTGATGTTCTTGGTGTTCTCGTCCTCGACGAGCGCGTTACCAGGCCCAGCCTCGACCGTCTCCTGGTTGTTCTCGTCGCCGCCGGGAACCACGAGCTGCGCGAACGTTGTCTGTCGGAGGTTGAAGTCGTGCTCGGAGACGCGGTTGTACAGGGCTCGCGCGAGCTGGGCCAAGGTCCCGATCTGGGGCTGACCACGGTTGCTCCGGCCGTCGTTGACGGGCTGGCGCCAGAACGCGGTCGCCATCGGCACGACCCCGAGCCTGTTCGGGCCCTCGCGCTCGGCCGGCGGCAGGTCCACGACCGTGGTCTGGCCCCGGTCCGTGATCAGGTCGAAGCGCTGCCAGTTCGTTCGGGTGTAGATGGTGATGCGCTCGACCACGCGCTTGTCGTCGAGCATGCTCTTGCGCGGCAGCTCGTGATAGGTCACGAACTTGATCGCCGAGATCTTGCCGTTGCCGTCCTCGTCCATGTCGAGGATGTCTTGGGGCCAAAGCAGCCGGACGCGGGGACCGAGCCCGAGCTTGATGCTCTCGGCCATGGACGTGCCCGTCCACGACGGCGGATCGACCAGGGCATGGACCTTGCCCACGAGCTGGATCCGGAGCAGGCTTTCGGCCATGAGCGAGGCCATCTTGCGGCCGGAGCCGTCGACGTCAGCGACGAACAGCTCAAGGAGTTTTGGCAGGTTCTCGCGGACCGCGTCCTCGGCGGTGAGGAAGCTGTTCGTGACGTCGACGATCGGCTCGATCAGGTTCGGGTAGATCGAGCTGTTGACGCGGTCGTTGTAGCTGAGGCTGTCCTCGTTCCGGAACGGGACCAGGTAGCTCCAGGTCTGGATCGCGGGCCCGGACAGGAGCGGCGGGACCGTCTGCGCCGACTGGGCCATCCACGAGAAGTCGTAAGTCTGCCGGCCCCACAGCGGCGCCGCCATGGTCGGGACCTGGCCATTGCGGAAGCCACCGCCGCCGGTGTAGCTGGCGACCCAGAAGGTATGGAGTTTCTGTTCGTCCTCGTACCCGAGCCGGGTCCGGCGCAGGCGCGCGACCAAGTCGGTATCGAACCGGGCCATGCGCGAGCCCGCGGCTGCGCCCAAGGACATGACATCGTCCTGTGAGACCGCGCGAGAATTTTTAAGGAAGTCCGTCACCGCGTTGAAGTGACGGGGGGCGTGTTGTGTCGGTCGAGACTACTTCGGAGGACTGGCCTGCTCGGCCTTGACGATCGCGGCCATCTCGGCTTCGCGCTGTTCCTGCTCGGTGAGCAGGGCCTTGCTCTGGGACAACTCGACCGTGTCCCTGCCCCTGCGCACGCGCGCGATCAGGCTCTTGACCAGGCGCACCCCGCCCGCAAGCGTCTCGATGATGGCCGTCGCTGCCGCCGCGGGGTTCATTTGGGCACCGGCGCTGGCTTCACTGCATCCCTGCACGCGTCCTCAGCCGCCTTGATCAGGTCCTTGGCCGCTTGGTCGGCGTCCTCGCTCGGGGTCTTGGCCACGCTCAAGCTCTGGGCCAGGACCACGGCCCGCATCGCGCTCGAGATCTCGGCCATGCACGGCTGCAGCTTCGCGCAGGTGTTGTGGTCTGCCTTGCATGCGTCCAGCGCCCGCCCGCCGAGCGCGCTGAGCATCTTCTGGTTCTTCAGGTTTGGAGCGCAGGACCCGACCACGGCCAGGCTCCCGGCCAGAATCAGGCTCAGGACCGCGGACGCGGCCTCGCTTCGAGCGACGCGGGATGAAAGATAGAAGGTAGGTCTCATGGTATGTCACCTGCTACGGTGGTCGCGGTCGCTAGGTCGTACTCATCTGGAAGTGGCCAGTACACGGTCCTGCCCTTGATCGGGATCTGGAACGCGTCGTCGCACTGCCACGGGACAAGGTCCGGAGGCGAGGTCACGACCATGATCCGGCGCACGGTCGGGCACGTGGTCGTCTTCGACTCGTCCAGGGTCCAGGTCGCGATCGTGGTCGCGCCGGGCAGGCCGAGGAGCACGCGCCCGCGCCGCGAGCAGAAGCCGCCCTCGGCAGCGAGGACGGGTGCGCACCGCGTCGCGCAGTCGCCGCGAGCGGTTGCAACAACGGTCATTTTGCAGCTGATTTGATATTTGGAGTCGAAATAGAAATCTCCGTCCTCGATCCGGACGAGCCGCGCCTGGTCAAGACCGTGAACGGGAACCAGTTCAGGACCGAGGTCGCAGCTGCATAGGACGAGGACGGAGAGAAGCGAAGCTAAGGCGTATCGTGACACCGGACGTGGACGTAGACGCGACTACAGCGGCGCGTCGGGGGTGTAGACCTTGACGCCGGCCGGGACCGTCATCGACGACATCGTCATTCCGACCCGATGTACGGTCGGAAGACTGGCGCCGCTGGCACTGCCGCCGCTGCCGCCGGCCGCCGCCGGACTCACCGCCGCCGCAGCCGCAGAGCGCAGGGTCAGGCGCGGGGTCTTGTTCTCGCTCGTGTCCTTGGGCCAGACCACGCTCACGATCGCGCGCTGATGCTCGCCGGCCGGTAGCTGCGTCGCCGACCTGGTCTCATACGTGGTCAGGCCCGTGTACTGGGCCGGGCCCAGATATGCGGACACCGGAACGGCCGAGGAGTAGAACAAGTAGACCGACAGCGGCTGCCCGGGCTTGGCCAGGGGCCCTCTCGTGCGCACGAACGAGATCTGGTTTCCGCCCTGGATCGCGATCGAGTCGCCGCCGCAGGGTCCTTTCTTGTCCAGGGTCCAGGTCGGGACGGCGGTGTCACTGAGCCCGATCTCGCTCGGGGCGACGCACGGATCGCTTGCGCTCAGCGAGGCCGCCGCCGAGCCCGTACCGGGGGGCGCGGTGTCCTTCCAGTTGAACGAACCCGCGCAGCCGGCGGAACTGCCGATGGCGGCCGACAGCAGCAAGAAGGCACCGAGGGCGTACGAGGCAGCAGAGAAACGGGAGCGCTTGGGCAACATGAAAACTCCTTGGGCGATGGTGGTGATTATTCGGCGGCGCCGATGATCCGGATACTGATCGGGCACCCTGACTGCGTCAAGGCGAAATCGGATACCCGACGATGGCTCTCTCAGATTCCGCGTCCGTGAACAGGTACAGGTGCCCGGTCTCGTGCGCGAGCGCGGTGTAGCCGCTCGCCGTCTGCACATCGAGAATCCGCTCAGGGCCCCATGTGCGTCCGCAGTCCTCCGAGGCAGTCAAGTACGCGAGCGCGGGCAGGCCCTGGCCCCGGTCCGGGGTCCCATGCGAGAGCAGGAGCTTGGTCCGGCCGACCAGGAGCAGGTCCGGGTCCCAGCCGACATATGGGAGCGCGACAGATCGCGACCACGAGCGCGCTCCGTCGGTCGAACGCGCGATCATGAGCGGGGTCCTCGGCCCCGTGCGCATGACGACGACGATGCTCCCGTCTGGGCATACCGCGGAAGATGGCTCCGCGTAGCCCTCATCCCCAGCCGGCCCTTCTGCAACCGCCGAGACGACATGCCAGGTCGCGCCGCGGTCGGCCGACCGGACCCACAGCGTCGAGTACCAGTTGGGCTGCGACGCATGGTTGCCATAAACCGTTCCCTGGATGCTGCCGTCTCGCATGACATGCAGCCGCCGATGGAACAAGAACCCGCCCCAGCCCGCGCCCCGGATCATGCCCTCGGACATGAGCGTGAGCACGCCAAGCCGGGGTTTCCAGGTCGCTCCACCGTCTGAGCTGGTCCACCCGAACGTGCGATCTTGGGTCGGCGAGATCCTCTGCGTGATGTACGAGACGCCGTAGAGTGAGCCGCCGCCCATATCCGCGACCCCGCTCAGATACATGTTCGGGCCCCGGACCGGCTCACGACCGAGCAGCTGCACCGCGTCGACCGGGTCCGAGACGACCACGTCTTCGTGCTCGCTCCACGATAAAAGCGTCCCGCCAGCGGCGGCGGTACCGCCAGCACCGGCGCCGGCAGCCGATACGTCATATGCAAACGGGAAGTGCCGGTAGTCGCCGCGCGAGCTCGTGAGCGCGATCCGGGTCCGGATCGTGGCGGGATCAGGCCCGGAAACAGGGCCAGAACTGCCCGGCAAGCCACCGCAGGCGGTAAGCGCGCAGGCGAGTGCCAGCGCGGCACAAAATGGCCCCAGCGGGCCGCTAGTTCGCGATCTTGACATAGCCGATCCTGCTCCGTCCGTTGGAGTCCGAGTTCACGGTCCGGGTCGCGGTCGAGCTCGGGGCCACGGTCTTGGTGTACAAGGCGATGGTCTTGCTCGCAGCCACGGTCACGAACACGAACACGGTCGAGGTCCCGTAGTACGCGACGTTGATGGTGCTGCCGTAGGCGCCGATCTGTTCGGAGTCGGTGATCGCGGCTCCGTCGGTCGTGTTGTAAAGCTCCGTCAAGATGTACGCGCCCGGCGTCGTCGATGCCTGGATATTCGTTCGGACGCTGCAGATGAGGATGTAGGTCCCGGCCCCGGGCAGGGTCGTGGTCAGGCCCGTGCTCGCGTACGAGCCGTTGTCGGTCGGGATCGTGTACGTGCTCCCGAGCGTCGAGGATCCGTACGTGGCCGTGATGGGGTTGGCCATGACGGGGTCAGAGCCTGGGCCTTGGGATGTCAGGACCTGGCCGGCGGTTCCCTCGCTGATCGCGCTCGGGTACGTGGTCCCGTTGCCGATGAGCGGCCCGTGCGCGGCTAGCGCCGAGCCGGCGGTGACTTTGCCGTCGAGCTGCGTCTGGACGTTCGAGGTGAGACCGGCGATCCGGCCAAGGACCGTGCTCGTGATCGTGCCCGGGGAGAGCTTGAGCGGATCGATGCTCGACGGCAGCGCCGAGGCCGTGAGCGGCCCGACCGTAATCGCGCCCCCGGACACGATCGCGACATCTCCCGTAGACAGGCCCGTCGAGACGTCCACGCCGAACCCGCCCGCGCTCTTGGCGAGCTGGCCCGAGCAGGGGACGTCGACTCCGCCCACGCGGCACCGCGGCACGAACGTGGCGCCGAATGCGGTAGCCGGGACGCACACCGCTAAAAACGCGGCGAGCGCCAGAACATGAGGCCCGATCTTGCGATGCGTCTTGGATGTGGTCATGTCACGGATCCGTAATGGGCGGACCGACGTTGACGTCGATCCCGGTGGCATCGGCATAGCCGATGTAGTTGGTGAACTTCCCTGTCGAAAATGATCCAGCGACGTCGAGCGTCCCCGATGCAGTCCGGAATAGGCGCCCCGGGTTCAGGCCCGTGATCGCGAGCCGGGACCCGCTCGGGACCAGGACCGCGACCGCGCCAATGACCGTGACCGCGGCGGCATAGACGCCGTCGACGCCTTCGGATGTCGCCGCAGTCCCGTCGCCCGTGGCGACCTCGACGTGGCCGTTGGACTTGCGCCGGTACGGCTGGCCCGCCAGCGCGGTCGTGTCCGAGATCGCGGTCTTGGTCGCGCCCGTGACGACGCCGCCGCCACCGCCCGACGAGATCGGCGCGAGCCGCGGCCAGACGTACGATGTGAGACCAGGACCGATGCGGATGAGGCGGAAGCTGCTCGAGGCCATGATCTACAGCCCGCTCTGGCCGGCTGCCGTGGTCAGGTCGTGCTCGAGGACCAGGACGAGCAGATACTCTTCCTGATACCCGTCGACATCACCGACGACAGCGTTATAGATGACTTCTCGGAGGATGGGGTAGTACGTCGCGACCTGCGGAGCGCCCCCGACCGAGCGCGTGATCTGGAGCGGCAGACACCGGCCGCTGCCAGTGAGCGGGTCAAAGTACGCCGGCAGATCGTTGCCCGCGGGCTGGTACTTGATCTGGAACACGCGCTTGTTCACGAACGTGGGACTGTTCTCGTCGACCATGTAGTCCTGCGGGACTCGGTCGAAAGAGAAGTCGACGATGTTCGCGTCGGTCATCCATGTGCCGCCATACGTCGGGCTGCTCCGGTCCTGAAACGCGTCCGCCCGGTTGGGGATCTTCACGCTGGTGATGAGCTTGGCCATGGTGTCCTAGTCGGTTGTGTTCGCGTAGGTCCGGCGCCCGGTCTTGGTCTTGGTCTTGGCCGCGACCGGGCGCCCTGTCTCTCGTTCCCGTGCTACGGCGCGGTGCCGTAGAGCTCGACGGCAGCGTTGAGCAGGTGATCGGCATAGTCGAGCCAGAGCTCGGCCGCGAGCGTGACCGAGCTCGCGTCATCGGTCGCATCCGGCGAGGAGATCGGCGCACCACCCGAGGGCAGCTTGTTGTGGACCGAGGTGTCGACGGCGTGCCCGTTGAGGAACGCCTTGACCTGGTTCAGGGCCGCGGCCCGGGACGTGTACGTGTCCGGGTCCGGGAGGGAAGTCGAAGCGGCCAGCGACAGCGACGCGCCGGTGCCGGTGACCGCATACGAGGCGAGCAGGGCCTTGGCCGCGGCGTTGCCGGCAATGCCGGCGACCACGGTGTTGGCCGACGAGGTCGAGGCGCCGCCGCCACCGGTCGCGAGCTGGACCGTGATCACGAGCCCGACCACGGTCACGCCGAACACGCGGTTGTTGCCGCCGGTGACCAGGTTCAGGGACACGCCGGGCTGGTTCGAGGCCACGACCAGGTTTCCGTTTGAGTCCGTGCCCGAGATCGTGACCGAGCGCGGGCCGATGGAGACCTTGCCGGCGGTGATGTCCGCGCCTGCCGCGGGTCCAGACGTGTGCGCATACGACAGGTCGTCCCGGTGCGCCTTGGCGGCCAGGCGCAGGACCTCGGCGACCTCGTCGGCCTTGGCGTTGGTGTTCGGCGCGCCCACGAAGGAATAGGCCGGATACTGCACGAGCAGGCCCAGGGTCTGGGCCATGGCCGTGTCCACGAGCAGGTTGTGAACGCCGTTGCCCTGGCGCTTGGCCGCGACCGCACGGACGTTATTGGCGTAGATGAGCGCATCACGCATGACCGTGTTGGTCAGGGCGGCGTTCAGTGCGTAGTTGGTCTTGCCTGCGGCGAGCGGCTGCTGGAAGATCGGCGGCATATTCCGGACCTCATCTCATGCGTGGGTGATGTTTGTTGAAGTGGGTTCGGCTCTGAAGTGATCCGGGCCGCGTTAGAACGGCTAGAACACCTTGCCGCCCTGGGCATGGGCAGGCGCTGCCCTAGAACACCTTGCCGCCCTGGCGCACGACCCCGGCCCTGCTCTTGGGCCCGCGCCAGATCGGGGCGCCGCCGGCCGGCGCGGGCTTGTCGGCCGCGAGCAGCGCGAGCGCCAGCGCCCACGCGCGGTCCCCGTGTCCGGCGCCGCGGGACCGCTCCACATCGAACCGGGTCGCACCCGTGCCCGTGATCAGGCGCTTGAGCGCGAGTAGGTCCCGGCGCAGCTGCGGTTCCGTGGTCGGGATCCGGACGCGCTTCTCTTCGAGCAGGCGCTTTAGGCGCGTGACGAGGTCTTCCTTGTTGTCCGGCGTGAACTGCACGGGCTCGACGCGGCTGCCGTACTTCTTCTGCAGGTCCTCGGCCATGTTCATGCCGAGGCCCGACTTGTCGATGCACAGACGCCGCACCCCGTTCTGCTCGATCTCGGAGCCGACGAGGTCTTTCTGGGAGTCGAAGCTGACTCCGCGCTCGGCCCAGACCTCGGGCCGGACCCAGAACACGTCCCCGACCTTCCAGACGACCACGAGCGCGCTGTAGTCCCCGGTCGCGCTCCGGGCCACGTCCATGCCCCCGTACGCCGGGAAGTCGCCCGCGTCCTCGAGCATGCGCGCGATCAAGGGCTCGGCTGGGTCGTACATGCAGCCGTTGTCGAGCAGGCTCTCGGAGATGTACCTGGACGCTGCAGAGAGGAACGAGCAGCAGTACTCCTGCCGGAACACGTCCTCGTCCCCGGCCTCGGCCCGGAGCTTGGCCACGTTCGCCGGGAATCCGTCGGCGATCGCGCGGTAGACGTCGACCCAGTGCCACGAGAAGACGTGCCGCATCTTGCCAGTCTGCGGGTCACGCTCCATGCCGTCGTCCGTGGACGACAGGCGATAGAACATGTTGTCGTCCCCGAGCGGGGTCCCGACGAGCCGGAGCTTGTACCCTTTCGGGTTGCCGAGGTTGGGGTCGACGATGGGCTTGGCAGCTGCCCAGATGAGCGACGAGTGGGGCATGACGCCAAACTCGTCAAAGGTGAGGTTTCCCGCGACGCCGCGGACCGTGTCCGGGTTCGCCGGCCGGGCCCGGATCCTGTGCCCGTTCGTGAGCAGGATCTGGTCCGATCGGATGTCTTCGATGAGCCGGACGCGCTGAGCGCTCGGGACGAGCTTGCCCATGCGCTTGAGGCCCGGGATGACGAGCGGCTTCTTGCGGGTTCCGACCGCGGTTGCTCCCGAAGCCGCGGCGTACATCGCGAGCAAGACCTCGGGCACGCACGGCAGGCCGTGCCGGAGCGCCAGCGGCGCGAGCCCGTCCACGACCGCGAGCACGGTCTCGAGCTGGACCAGGTGCGCGCGGCACTCCCGGAGCATGTCCTCGGCCTGGTACAGCGACGCCGAGATCATGTACTCGTCGACGCCGGTATCGGGGCGGAACCCGCCCGAGATCGGGTCGTAGCCGACGGCGTTGTACACCGCGTCGGCGGTGACCGCCGTGCTCCCGCCCACGCGCCGGGCCTTGACCATGCCCTTGCGCGGGGACGGGTCGAGCAGGTACGCGATCTGGTATGGGACGAAGCGCATGTCTTACGGCGCCTGTTCCTGCTCTTGTTCCTGCGACTGTCGGCGAGCGGCTTCGCGCTCGCCGGGCGGCGTGCCCCACTCCATCGGCATCTGCGGGTCGACCTTGCCGAACGACTGCGCGTTGACGGCGCGGCGAGCGGCCTCGCGGCCTGCGGCCACGGCTGCATCGTCCCCGCCCATGCTCGCGCCCGTGAGCACGGGCCCGAACCGGTCCAGGATCATGATCGAGACGTCGCTCGCCGCCTTGGCCGCCTTGATGCGTTCAGGGTGGCGCGTGCTCTTGGCCTCGGCGAGTTCGATGAGCAAGGTCCGGGCCCGGACCATGACCAGGTAGTTCGGGTCGTTTTCGTGAGGGAGAGCAGGCAGGGACGCGCTGCTGCACGGGGCCACCGTGGTTCCCGCTGCCGCTAAAGCGTCCTTGTGCGTCTCCGACTCCATCGCACGCTAAAGTGACGACCGGCCCAGACCGCATCACTGAACATGCGGTCATACCTGAAAACATGTTCAGTATGACGATCTAGTTATATATCTGTCTCAAGGTGATCTTGAGACACCCCTGGTCGAGACAGGCCAGGATTCCTGGGACAATTCCCGTCGGTGACGCAGGGTGTCTCAATGGCTGTCTCGATGATCTTGGCCGATCGGGCTCTCGACGAGAACGCGCAGGGTGTCTCAAGGTCCACCCGTTTCTAACTTCCCCTCGCGTGTGCGCGCTCTATATATTCTTCTCCTTCTTGATTTCATCGCGCTTAGTCAGAAAGAGGGTACTACAGAGAAATACAAGAAAGCCTTGCCGTTCTAGGAGTTAGGTCCTGTGTCTCAAGATCCGCAGGGGTGTCTCGAGACAGGCAAAGTTGAGTTTTCTTACAGAATTTTGTGCATGTAGGTCTTTGCATTAAAGTACCTACATGCAGATTTGTGACAAAATGTCAAAAGTGAACTGTGACAAAATGTCAAAACTCACCTTGTTTTTGACAAAATGTCACAAATTGAATTGTAGTTTTCATTACGATTAAAATATTGAAAGTATAACCATCGACGAATTCCTTGCTTTCCTGCGCTCCGCCCTGATACGTGGATCGTCCATGCGTAACATGTCTCCACGAATCTCACCCATCCCACAGGTCGAGGACGACGCCAAGCCCGAGCCAGTCATCACGTCCCGGGCCACGGCCGCGGCCACGAGCGGGCTCACGGGTCAGCGGAACACGGCCCCGACCATCGGCACTGACCGGGTCCTGGTCACGCGCCAAGTCATGGCCCACCGGGGCTACCAGGTCGTCATCCTCGAGACAGGATGCAGCTGGGCCCAGCGTGTTCCTGGTGCGCCGTAAGCGATCCACTACCTGAAACCCGAAAGGAAAGGACCTATCCATGACTCGAAGAGAACGA